ACCGGGGAGACACACGACTCCCTACTAGCCATGTGTCTCCCCAATCAGGAAGAGAAGGAAGGGATATTCTTAGGTGAGCAAACCGGTGTCGGCGAAGCTGTAATAATCGCTTTCACCGAAGATGATGTGATCAAGAACGCGGATGCCGAGGATTTTCGAAGCTTCAACAAGACGGTTGCTGCAGTCGCGGTCTTCGCGCGACGGCGCCGGATCTCCGGACGGATGATTATGTAGGAAAATGACTGCCGCCGAATTCTCTAAAATAGCTGGCTTGAAAACTTCCCTCGGATGAACCAGCGATGACGACAGGCTTCCAACGCTAATTGTATGGTAGCCGATGGTTCGGTTCTTGGAATCAAGGGTAATCAAGAAAAAGTGTTCGCGATCGAGGGCTGCAAGTTCTTCCCGGAAGCTCTGAAAAAGCTCCCGGGAATTCTGGAATTTCGGATATGTCGTGAAGGAATCCTCCGATTCCTTCACAAGCATGATTCTGTAACGGGGAAGCATGTTCTCGAATTTCTTCATGTGGAAAAGCTCCGTCGATGAATCCGTCAGTCAATTGGCATTAGGTTGCTTCCTTGTCTGCGCCGCGATTTGGATGGGCGCGCCGGTCAGCAATCCTTTGCGAGCCTGCGAGCGATACCATGCGGCATGGGTGTCCTTGAAAGCGGATTTGGGAAACTGCGCTTTGACAACTGCGATCATTTCATCATTTGTAATGGCGCTGTTCGCGGTAATGGCTTTAATGACCGTCTGCTTGATGGTGGGTTTCGATTCTGACTTCGTTTTTTCAATCTTTGCCGGAGTAGATTCGACGATTGCTTTTTTATTGTTTTTGGGTTGGTTTTTGGTTTTCTGCTCTTTCTTGTTTTTCATATCCATTTCTCCTGAATCCTATGAGGAACCGCATGATTGCTGTTCCTCGCACGCATTTAATCTGTCGTGAACCCGGGAGAAAGCCCAGAGAAAAACAAATATCTTTTTGAGAAATAAATGCCTGCCGGAAGAAAACCGAAACCGACGAACCTGAAACTCATTCAGGGGACTTACCGCTCAGACAGAGCGAATGCATCAGAGCCAAAACCGCGGCCAGCGATTCCTCCCTGCCCGACGTTCCTGCAGGGAGACGCTCGAAAGCAGTACAGCCAGATGGCGAAGAAACTCGCCAAGATCGGGCTAATGACAGAACTCGACGACCTGGCGCTCTCGATGCTTTGCCAAAGCTGGTCGGAATATCTGGAAGCGAACGAGCAGGTGAAGAAGACCGGCATTCTGGTCAAATCGCCAAATGGTTTCCCCGTGCTGAATCCTTACCTGACGGTAGCCAATCAGGCGCTGAAAAAAGTCCGATCTCTATTGGCAGAATTCGGAATGACGCCGGGATCAAGATCCCGCATCCACGCTGCCGGTGCTGACGATGAATCCGACAACGAGTGGGCGAAACTGCTTAAATGACCAGGACAAAAGAAAAGAACTACATCGCGATCGCAACGCGATATGCCGAGGACGTGGTGTCAGGAAAGATCCTTGCCTGCCAGTGGACAATCAAGGCTTGCCAAAGGCAACTCGACGATCTCGAAAAAGCGAAGTCCAAGGAGTTTCCTTTCAGGTTCGACAAGGAGAGCGCCGCGCGCATCTGCCGTTTCATAGAACTGCTGCCCCATATTAAAGGCAAGTGGGCAAAGAATGGCGCGCGAATTGAGCTTCAGCCGTGGCAGATATTCATCCTGACTGCCGCGTTCGGATGGATGCGCCGCGACACCGGTTTGCGGCGGTTCAAGACGGCATATCTTGAGATGCCACGCAAGCAAGGCAAGTCTTCTTTGTCGAGCGGCGTGGGCATTTACTGCGTCTGCGCGGATGGAGAGGCCGGAGCCGAGTGCTACAGCGCGGCAACGACCCGCGACCAGGCAAAGATCGTCTGGCAGGACGCCTGGAATATGGTTGAAAGATCGCCCGGACTCAAGAAAGCTTTCGGAGTTTCCACCACGGCACACGCCATCAGCCAGATCTCTACCGCCAGCCGGTTCCAGGCGCTCTCGGCTGAAGGAAACAGTCTCGACGGTCTCAACATTCATTGCGCCATTGTGGACGAATTGCATGCTCATAGGACGCGCAAAGTGTTCGATGTTCTGGAAACGGCCACAGGCGCAAGGACGCAGCCGCTTCTGTGGCTCATCACCACCGCGGGATTTGACAGAAGCGGAATCTGCTATGAGCAGAGGACCTATTTAACCAAGATCTTGAATGGAGTCGTCGAGGATGACACGTACTTCGGCGTCATCTACACGATCGACGACGTAGACGACTGGAGCAATCCGAAGATATGGGAGAAAGCAAATCCCAATTACGGAGTTTCGGTTTTTCCGGAAGATATCGAGCGGCTCTGCGCCAAGGCGCTCAAGATGCCGAGCGCCCAGAACAACTTCCTCACGAAACGTCTTTCAGTCTGGGTCAACGCCGACACTGCTTTCTTCAACATGGCGGCGCTTGCTAAATGCGCCGATCCGAATTTGAGGGCAGAAGCTTTCTTTGGCGAACGATGCTGGATCGGAATCGATTTGGCCAGCCGTCGCGATATCGCTCCGATGATCCAGTTATTCCGGCGTGAAGGTCATGTTTATGTATTCGGGCGCTATTACCTGCCGGAATCTGAAATCGAGGAATCCGAGAACTCTCAGTATTCGGGCTGGGTTAAGCAGGGACTGATTACTGTCACACCGGGCAACATCATCGATTACGGTTACATTGAAGATGATCTCCGCCAGATCTCGAAAGAATTTCAGATTGTCGAAGTCGCCTACGATCCATTTCAGGCGACGCAGTTCGCCACCAGGATGCTGGCCGAAGGATTTCCGATGGTCGAAATGCGTGCAGTCGTCAAAACCTTCTCAGAGCCCATGAAGCATCTGGACGGCCTTATCGTGGACGGCAAGTTTCATTTTGATGGCGATCCGATCCTGACATGGATGTTTTCGAACGTCGTCGCTCACTATGACAACAAGGACAACGTCTATCCGAAGAAGGAACGGCCGGAGAATAAAATCGACGGCGCGATTGCTCTGATCATGGCGCTTGGCCGGGCGATGGTTGGCGGTGATGAGGACGATTCCGTCTACAACGAAAGGCCGAGCTTTTTGCAATTATGATTCGTGATCTTATCTGGATTCTCAGTATTACGCTTATTGCAGCAGGCATCGCATTGATGCACATTCCCACGGCGTTGATTTTCCTCGGGCTTTGCGTCGGCGTGATCGCTTACTTCGGGAGAAAGTAATGGGATTTGTTTCAAGGGCGATGGATCGGGCGATAGAACGCAGGTTTCATCCGAGCGCATTCAATTCCAATCTGTATGGATTTTGGGGCGGCGGGAGAAGATCGGCTTCGGGAACCTATGTCAACGAAAACACCGCTCTCTGCATCGGAGCTGTATTCGCCTGCGTGAGGCTGATCTCCGGAACACTTTCGGCATTACCTTTCATCACTTATGAGCGGCTGCAGCCGAGAGGCAAGAGACGGGCGACAGACTACTTCGCGTATCCGCTCCTGCATGATCGCTTCAACGAAGAACAGACCTCAATGGAAGCGCGGGAGATGCTTCAGGGGCACCTTTTACTGAGAGGCAACGCCTATGCCGCAATCGATCGCGACGGATACGGGATGCCGGTCAGAATTGTCCCCTTACATCCTGATCACGTAACGCCGCGCCGATTGAAAACCGGCGAGCTCGTCTATGACTGGCAGCCTACAGACGGCCAGCAGCCGAGAATATTCCGGCAGGATCAACACGAAATCATGCATCTGCGATCTTTCATCGGAAAAGACGGAATAACCGGGATGAGCGTGATCGAGATGGCGAGGGAGTCCTTCGGCATGGCGCTGGCCCTTGAGGAATATGGCGCGCGGATGTTTTCGCATGGCGCCGCGTTTACCGGCATGCTCAAACATCCCGGCAGGATGAAAGCAGATAAGCATGAACAGCTGCGAAAGGATTTTGCGGAAAAATATTCCGGGCTGGAGAATGCCTGGAAGCCTCTCATCCTTGAAGAAGGAATGGACTGGGTAACGATCGGGATGAACGCGCACGACGCCGAGTTTCTCGCAAGCCGCAAGTTTCAAATATCCGATGTAGCAAGATGGTTCCTTGTTCCGCCGCACATGATCGGAGATGTCGACCGCTCTACTTCCTGGG